TGGATGGCGCTCACCAACACGACCAACGCTAAGTTCTCATCCCAGGTGTTTGCTGTCTCGAACGCCGGCGAGTCCAAATCTGTCGTCCTCAACAGCTTACAGGATAATGAGCGTAAGGCGATTCAGGAGTATGATTCCTTCATAGCCGGCGGGGGTACGCCGGAGGAATGGGCGCAACACCACGAGATTACGTTTGGCTTGTTTGAGTACTCTGCCCCTGAGGGCGCGCCCATCCACGATAGGGATGGTTGGGCAGCAGCAAACCCCTCGTTGGGGTACCCGTTTGGTCCTACAGAGCGTAAACTCGCGGCAACGGTCGCTCTCGTTGGGGACCAGGGTAAGGAAGGTGTACCGGAGTACAAGTTCCGTGCGGAGGTTTTGTGCCAGCGAGTAGCGATGGCGGCGGATGGACCCTTTAAGCAGGAGGATCTGGACGCGTGTCTATCCCCCGGCGGGGAGATCGACCTCAGTTCTCCGCTCGTTGTGGGTGTCGATACCTCGGCAGATGGAAAAATGAGCTACATCGCGGTCGCTGGCTACCGTGAGGATGGTATTCCTCAGGTCGAGATCCTCACGAAGCGACCGTTTATGGACTGGATTCCTGATTTCCTAGAGAATCAACTGAATTTTACCCCTCGAGATATCGTTCTCCAGGGTAAAGGTGCACCGATCTCTAGTTATCGGGAGCCACTACTCCGGCAGGGGATCGTGTTCACACCGTGTGAGGCGTCGAATCTACCAGCGGCGTGTGCACAGTTCGCAGAACGAGTTGAGCAGCATAAGGTTTCGTGGCGCGATCAGCCGATTCTCCGTAAACCACTGGAAGAAGCGGTAAAGAAGTACTATGGAGACGTGTGGTCGTGGAACAGGGAGCGCTCGCCGGTGGATATCGCGCCTCTCTGTGCGGCAACTTTCGCTCTGTGGGGGCTTTTGCGCCTACAAGACAATGAAGAAGACAAGAAATCGGTGTACTCCGATCCAGAATATGACGAATGGTGGAGGTGAACCTAGTTTATGGCTACAGCTGGAGAAATTATCACTCGTGCACTCTCTGGAGGGCTATCCCGTGCTGTAACGACCTTCATGGGTCGAGAAGTCGTGGTTACATCCCCCGGCTGGGGACCTGCTCCGGAGCCATTGAACCTCACCCCTGAGCAGATGTGGCGTACACAGCCGCATCTACGCACCGTGGTGGATTTCCTAGCAAGAAACGTAGCTCAACTAGGTCTTCACTCCTTCGTGCTGAGCGGGGACGACCGGAAACGTGACCGTGAGTCCGTAGTGGCAGAGGTTATCCGTCAACCGAACTCCCACATGACGACCTTCGACCTGATGTACGACCTTATTGGCAACCTTGCCCTGCACAACCGGGCGTACTGGTTTGTGTATGAGTCGACATCGACTCCATCGGGTTGGGCTATCCAGCCCTTCCCCGCCTCGTGGGTGAAGGTGGATTACTCCACGTATTGGGAGCCTAAGCAGTATGTTGTCTCCCCTCCGGACTCGCCAGATAAGGCGGTCAAGTTCTCACCAGAGAATGTGCTTGCTTTCGAGGGGTGGAACCCCCTGGCAGGGAAGTCGTCCTCCGTCGTTGAGACGCTTCGACTCATTCTTGATGAGCAGTACCAAGCTCGCCGGCACCGCTCGCAGGTGTGGCGGCGTGCCGGCAGGGTAGGTAACTACATATCGCGCCCGTCGGATGCACCGGCGTGGGCGAATGCTGACCGTAAGCGGTTCTTGAAGATGTTTGAGGAGTTTACGGCAGAGAATTCCCGGACCGGCGGGACACCGATCCTCGAAGAGGGGATGCGGCTGGAGTCGTCGCAGTTCAACTCGGCGGATGAGCAGTGGGCGGAGTCCGTCAAGCTCTCTATCATTACTGTGGCTCAGGTGTTCCAGGTGAACCCGGTCATGGTCGGCGTGCTAGACAACGCTAACTACAGCAACGCTAAGGAATTTAGCAAATCCCTGTATACCAACACGCTTGGACCGACGCTCCGCATGATTGAGCAGCGTCTCAATGTGTTCTTGCTACCGATGCTTGGTGTTGACCCCCGCTCCCACATGGTCGAGTTCAATATTGAGGAGAAGCTCCGTGGCTCCTTCGAGGAGCAAGCGGCGGTAGCGAGTGCGGCGGTCGGTGCTCCGTACATGACCCGTAACGAGATACGCCGCGCCAACAACCTACCTGCCATACCCGGCGGGGATGAGCTGGTTGTCCCCCTCAACCTCTCTGAGGGTCCACAGGAGTCTACTGAAGAAACTAGCACTGAGGCGGCGACCGACCCCGACGTGACAGATGAGATCGAGCCTCCAGAGGCAGTGAAGGCGGTTTTGACTCGGCATTCCGCCCGCGCCCGGCGGGTTATCGCGTCGAAAGGCAGTAGCCCGGCGCTCACATCCCGACTCACCAGGGAGCTTGGTACGGATTTGGTGGATTTCCCTGAGTGGCAGTCTAGGGCTAAGGAATTACACGAGAAATGGGTAAACCATGGAGATTAAACGTAAAGCAGTTACTGTTGAGGTGGCTCCTGCGACGGACAGTGAGGCGGCTGGTGAATTCACAGGGTACGCATCTGTCTTCAACAATGTGGACCTCCACGGTGATATCGTCAAGCCGGGCGCATTCGCGGAATCACTGAACTCGTATGGACCCGGCGGGTCTGGCGTTCCGTGCTACTGGAACCATATGCTCGATGACCCACAGCTGTGTATCGGCTGGACTAAAGAGGCGTACGAGGATGAGCACGGGCTGTTTGTTCGAGTCCAGCTTGACCTGGAGAACCCGATGGGTGCGCAGGTGTACTCGCTGCTGAAGCGTGGTCTCGTGCGACAGATGTCCTTCACGTATCTGGTGGAGGCAGAGGAGCCGTACGCAGATGAGGAGCAGGAGCGCTACATCACGCTCCTCACTAAATTGAAGCTTTTCGAGGTGTCGGTGGTGCCTGTTGGCGCGAATCAATCGACCGAGATCTTGGACGTGAAGGCGGATACCCCCCGGCGGGGAGCCGCACCCCTCGACGTTACAGAGGAAGACCCTTCAGAGGACCAAGGCAGTAGTGAAGAGGACCCTGAGGTGCACACGGTGGAGGAGGGCGAAAGCCCCAACACCAAGGATGCGCCGATGGACAATTCGCGTGTTCTGGCGATGGCCGCTGAAGCGGAACTGAACATTATTCGACTATCCATTATGAAGGGTAACTTACTATGACATTGGCTGAAAAGCGCGATGAGCTGCTCGCAAAGAGCACCGCTTTCGCAAAGAAGCTCGCTAACGGCGAGGAACTGACTGAGGAAGAGCAGCAGGAGTTCGATGGACTGAAGGCGGCTACCGATGATGTGATTTCTCGTATGAAATCCGCTGAGGAGGCATCCGCTATGGTGAAATCTCTGGGTACTCCCGCGCTCCCCGCGAAGGAAGATACCCTCGCCGGCGATCAGGCTCCTCAGGCTAAGTCCATTGGCGATTACTTCGTCCAGGGCGCTAAATCCTCTGGTGTGCTGGCACGTTTGAAGTCCGGCAACCGCGTGAACCCCTTCGATATGCCGGAGTTCACTGGCTCGAAGGCTGCTGGTGATGTCATTAAGCTGGATAACCTCCAGTCGACTGCATCCCACCTGGTCACTCCTGATATTGACCGCAACATTGTCACCGCTTATGCGCAGCGCCCTACCATCGCAAGCTGGCTCGGTAGTGGTACCATCACCTCTAACGCGATCGTTTACTTCGTCGAGAAGGTGTGGGACGACTCGACCAATGGTACCTTCGGCATGATCGCTGAGGGTGCCGACAAGCCCGGCATGACTCCTCCGGACTACACCGAGGTGACTGAGGTTCTGAAGAAGCTCGCTGGCTGGATCAAGCTCTCTATGGAGATGGCTGAGGATGCTGAGTTCCTCGTCTCTGAGATCAACAACCGCCTCCTGTTCCAGCTGCTCGTTGCTGAGGAGGCTCAACTCCTGAATGGTGATGGCACCGGTCAGAAGATCAAGGGTCTCTTGAACCGTGAGGGTGTCCAGAAGAAGACCTCGGCTAACGCTGCTGGTAACCTGGATGCTGTCTACGAGTCCATGAACGCTGTCTTCACCAAGACGGGTCTCCGTGCGGATGGTATCGTTATCAACCCGGCGGATTACGAGAAGTTCCGCCTCCAGAAGGACTCGAACGGTCAGTACCTGGCTGGTGGACCCTTCACTGGTCAGTACGGCGTTGGTGGTATCTTGCAGGATCCGCCGCTGTGGGGTTTGAACACCATCCAGACTACATCTATCCCGGCGGGTAAGGTATTGATTGGTGCTGGTCAGGCTGCTGCTACCGTGTACCGTAAGGGCGGCATCCGTGTCGAGACCAGCAACGCTGACCGTGATGACTTCACCAAGAACCAGTTCACCATCTTGGCTGAGGAACGCCTCGCACTTGCTGTGCGTCGTCCCGATGCATTCGTTGAACTGACCCTCGGTTCCTAGGAGTAACCACCATGAAGGTATACAAAGTTAACGTCAATGGTTTGGATTACCACGTTCAGCTGACTGAGGCTACCGCGAAGGAGATCGGGGCTGTTCTGGTTGATAGCCAGAAGAAGCCCGCTGCTCCCGCAGAGAAGCCCGCTGAGCGCAAGAAGCCCGGTCCTAAACCGAAGGCACAAGCTGAGCAGAAGGAAGAGAAGAAGGGTTAACCAATGAATTACCCACCTATCCCCGCCTCGACCTCGCAGGAAGAAGCGATCACCTCGATGATTCGCGCGTACTGTGGTTGGCACGTAACCCCTGAGGTGAATGAGATTCGGTCGTTCGACTACTCCGGCGGGGGTCGGCTCTTCATCCCGACACTTCGTCTTGCTGAGGTGCATCGGGTAGCGACCCACGGGAGGGATCTGTACGATTGGACCTTCTCGGAGGATGGGTGGGTGACCTTCTCTCCTTCGTATCAACCCCCCGCAGGTGATAAGGCAGTGACTGTCGAGTTTAAGCACGGGTTTCCGCAAGCACCAGAGCTCGCTCTGGTGCTTGAGCGTGTCAAGGCTCGACTCGCTGCTCTCCCCGCCGCGCCACTCTCGTACCAGAGAGCTGGAACGCAGGGCGTTGGGTACCTGTCGAGGAATGGGGATGTACTTGGGTTCTCCCTCTCTGATAGCGAGAAGGAGGCTCTTGCGCCATATCGTTTGAAGACCGAGGCAATATGATAAGTTTGATTCAACCCGGCGGGCATACACCCCCGGTAGTGCAGTACCTCCGAGCATCAACGAATGGCACCACGGATCGGTATGGGTCCCCGGTACGTACCTGGGACCCGCCGGTCACTGTGGAAGGGTTCATCCTCGATGTACCGACATCTGGGGAGAACGGTCAGGGCATCGCCATCTCCCCTGATGTCGTTGCTACACTCTACCTCCCCTCCAGCTACACTGTCGCGACTGAGGATAAGTTCCTTATCACTCACCCCCGGCTGGGAGTCGCGGTTGAGTGTGTCCCC